AAACGTTGTTGCAATGCGTGCATTTCTTTTGCAGTGGATTCAAATGTTTTGTATGAGTCTTGAAGATGTTTCATGTGACGTTTTACAGTTACATTATCAAACCAATCACCTTTTTCAGTTGCAATTTGCTCAGCTTTGTTAATCATATCACGAACGCGGTCTGATAACTCTTGCAAATCACCTTTACCATAAACCGAATCACCCATTTCTGAGAAACGTTTTACTGCTTGAACGAACTGCGACTTTTCTTCTTTTGAAAGTGGCTGTGGTTGATCTTCCATGATCGTTTCTAAAATAAATTTTAAGTTTGGCGTATTCATTATATAATCCTACATTTACCATCTTCACATAAAATAGATGTGATGATGTCGTTTACTGTTTTGTATTTGTGAGTGTTTGTTTTGTTTACTGATTCATTCATTGAAGTTGGTTTCATGAATGCTCCTTGGGTTGATGGGTTCGATACAAAGTCCCAACAAATAAGTTCAAAGTCATCTTGTACTTCAACCGTGCCTTCATTGCGCAATTCTTTTACAGATCCTAATCCACGAGATGAAATACCTAATGTGATGCCTTCTTTAAACAATGCCTTAAGTATTTTACCTGATGGTGTATCAAGAATTTGTACTGCTCCCATTAAATCATTACCATTCCACCATATCTTCAATATATTGTGTGAAACGTTGTTTAAGTTTACTACTGATGACTCTGGGTGGTCTAATTCGCCTAATGCTCTATTTTCGCGAATGAACTCAGCTTCATATCGTCGTGCTTCGCGATCTAGAATCTCACGCGGATATACACGACCATTTTGATTTTTAGCTCCAGCACGTTGCAATATTCCCTGTACGATAAATCCGCCAGGTACTCCGTATTGTGCTGCCATCTGTTCATTTAATACAGACGGTTTAAACGGCATATGCTCAACTATAAGTGCCTTATTCATTTTACTCCCCTAATGCCCTAACTCGTTCTGAAATCTTTATTAAACGTTCGGAAATGCTGTGTAACGCTTTGTCTACTGATGGTCCATATCCTTCTCGAGCAATACTCGATTCAGTTTTAAGTCGAGCTGCATAATTTACCGTCTTTTCAATTTCTTGAAGTTGCCGAGCTACTTCTTTTATCGTGTTCTTTATTTTTCCTTCTGGAGTAACTTTTGCATCACCTCTTGAATATGCTGTGTATGACTCAATAAGTTTTTCATATTTGCTGTCCATTGCTTCTTGTACTAGTTTGTAGCCAAGTTGCTCTGCTGTTTTCTTGTTTGGCTTTTTTGAAAATGCAAATGGTGTTTTTGGTGGTCCAGCACCTCCATCTAATGCTCCTGTGACATTTTCTTCAACCGCTTCTTCCTTACAAACACATTTGTCTTTTGGACGATTACATTCTTCGCAAGATGCTGCTTCAATTTCATGAAAGCGTTCTTTCATTTCTTGTAATAAAGTTCTCATGAATGAATGCCTTTCAACTCTTTAATTAAATCAAAATAACGTAACAATGAAAGAATATGTGATTCTTTAATAGATTTCATATTCTCTACTGTGCAAAGCATTTCAGAAAGTTTTTGTACTTTAATTCGAGTTGCAGGATCTGTTATAGATTTTGCTTGTTCGGAAAGTTTTTTCTTAATGTCTGGAATAACTGTTTCAACATATTCTTTTAATGCTGCCGTATCATTAACATTAGTAATGTATTTATTCAATAAACGTTTTTGTGATTCATCTAATCCAGAATATTTGTCATTAAACTTATCAACCATTAATTTATATGTTAACAATCTAACATCTTTTGGTTGTGTTTTAAATACTTCAACTACTGGATCTAATTCTACAGGCTTCTTTTTTTCATGCACCAAACTATTTTGTAGAATAACATTTTTACATTCTAAAAGTTGTTTTGGATTAGCAGTTTCATCATGTTCGAAAATCATGTAAATAGAAGCTAACGTCTTGTAATTGTTAATTTGTATTTTAGATGCATTGTCAAAGCCGAATTTTTCTGAAATCTCTTTTACAAGATTATAACGTTGACGACGCAATATGCTTTGATTTAATTTGCCATGAGCTGATTTTACTGTACGAATATAATCTAATGCTTGTGCTTCGCTGCGAAATTGCTCTTTTAGCAATGCATTATATAAATGTAACTCTTTTGCTAGTTCGGTATTTTTACCAAAATATTTTTTGATAATATCAACTGTTACCGATTTATCTGATGAAAGTTCTTCGGAAGTTAATTTCCTGACAAGCATCTCAAAAAGAATACCGGTATTTTTATATTTCGAATGTTTCAGTTTAGTCATCTCGTTCACACAGTTCTTTTATTTCTAATAAATATCTTTTCTACTACAAAATATTGTTTTCGTCAAGCATCGTGCCAGCATCGCGATTATCGGTAATGGTTTGATGGTGATTTAACGTTTCAGTAATTATTTTTAAATTTTTGCGACGTATACCAAATTGTTTCAACATATTAACATTTTCACTTGAAATGGTTTTAACACCTCTATCAGTTTCTGGGTTTGGCTTGAAAGCTGCCATTTGGTTTTTTGAATTGAATGCTTGATCAATTTCTTTTTTGCCGGTTGGATCCCATCCGAATGCATTTTTATGCTGACCAAATTTAATTCCTTCTGGTGGACGACCTCCTTGATCTTTACTTTCAACATCGTCTGTCGACATATGTAATGATGCTAAGTCATGCGGCGTTCCGAATGATGTTCCTGTTACTGCAGGGTCATTTCCTTCTTGTTCAATTTGTGTTTGACGGAATCTCAATTTTAAATCTTCAACAACATTGGTGCGTTCGTTCATCCATTGGTCTTCTGACATATTGAATATGAACTCATAAATGTATTTGTCAGAAACTAATTTGCTATCCTTCATTGCAGTTGCTAATGTCATTTTTTCAGTCATTAAAGCAACTTTTTGTTGGTCATAAATAATAGAAGGTGCTGTGAGTTCTAAATCAAAACCAATTAAGTCTTCACCCTCAAAGCCTTGTGTGTATAAATGCACGATTGCAATTTTGGTAAGCTCAGACACCATAATCTTCTGAATACGTTCGATTGTTCTTGCAAATCGAATATCCATAGATGCTAATGTGGTTTTACCTTCAACTGCTTCTGCATATCCTAAAAATGGCTTAGGAATTTTAAGAGCAGCCATCATTTTGTCTTTTACATATTCAATATCATCTAATCCGGTAAATGTCATACCAGGTAGCGTGTCAATGCTGGTTGATGATTGACCGCCACGAACTGGCAAGTAATAATCTTCCAACATGTTGTTAAGATTAAAACGTAAATTGTAATTTCCTGTTTGCGGATCAACGTGAGGAACTTTTTTCATTTTATTGATAATTTGTTCCATGAAGCTGTCAACTTCGTTTGGTGGAATATTACCAATGTCAATTTTAAAAATACGTTTTTCAGGTGCACGCATAATCCTGTGAATAAGCATTGCATCTTCCATCATCATTAGTTTTTGGAATTCTTTTCGAGCTCCTTCTAACATCGATTTACCATATGGCAGGAAGTTTGAGTCAGATAACATTCGGAAGTGTGCTATCTCGTATACTTCATATTCGTCGCGGGTATCTGCTATGTTTTTAAATTTAATAGTATATTGACCTGTTACTTCATCAAATTGTTCCCAACGTTCAACTTCATAACTGGAAAGTGGACGTACATTCACAATGCCTAATTCTTCCGCAATATCTAATTTGAGGAACATATCGCCATACTTTGTGATATTGCGAATCCAAGTCCATAAATTAAATTCAATATTCAATACATCATAAAAGAGATTGTAAAGTATTTTTTGAATTTGTGAGTTATTTGATTTGATTGTAAGTATATTGCCGAATTGATCTGCAAGCGTAGATTCATCTGAATAAATGTCTAATGCTGCAGAAATAATAGGATCACGATCCATCATTTCATAATCAGCATAAAGCTGCATGCGATGTTGTTGTTGATAATAATTGGAATCATATCCACCCATACCACCAACTTGATGCTTATTTGCACCATGCATTCGTGTGTATCGATCTGCTACTTTGGTTTGAGCTAAGTTACCTACACCTTGCAGTCGATTTGTATCAACTACGCGTAGTTTATCTTTACCATATGCTCTTACGATTACATTTGTAGAAAATAGATTTTGTAAACGTTTTCTAAGTGACGCCATATTTTTACTTTATTATTTATAAATAAATATCGGATATTACAGAACCGGCGGCGTTTACAAAAGCCAAGTTATATTTTCATTGCCATAACCATTATCCCAACTCCATTGATCTTGACCGCGTTGTGGTCTTCCTGTGAAGATAACTGGATCAGATTTTTGAAACTGAGTAAGTGTTCGTTTTGTCAAATCAATACCTTGTTGACGAAGTTTAAGAGAAGTGTCACGTAACCATAGTGCAATTGCGTATGACATAACTAAGTCATCGTTATAGCCGGTTTGTGCTTGAGCTTTACCATTTAGCCAGACGAATACGAATAGTTCTTGTATGAGTCTCTTAGAACGTATTATTGGTGTTTTTTCACGCATATACATTTCTAATGCTGATATCATTAATGGTCTTGTGCGTGATGTGGTTGATACTCCAGGAACCATTTGGCTCTTGTCTTTCATATCATAACCTTTTTTAAGTTGCACATCGATGTCTACATAACCATCATCTTTATAAGTATAGAATAAATTATCATAGCCTCGATCTATAATAGGTTGAATTGCAGCCCAACCAATATTGGCATTTTCAACTGCTAGCAATGCATTGTTCCATTCAGTTGCTACAGTGTAAAGCATATTGCCAAAATCTTTCGGAGGAAGCTTGCCTTTATATTCAGCTACTTGTTCAATTGTCTCTACATCGATAATTTGGAATGTTGAGAAGTCGGCGCCATCACCTCGGGCAACGTCAGCTACAACTACATAATTTTTATCATAGTCAGGATATTTCCAAACCCAATATCCATTATCAAATCCGCGCTTTTCAATAGGTTCAATGCATTGGTTTTCATAATCTAACAATGTTGCACCATCTACTACAGTATGTCCTGATGATACAAAGTCACAATCACATTCTTGTGCAGCACCACGTTCGCCTAGAAGTTTAGTTTGATCATCTCGCCATTGCTGGTCTCGGTCTGGGTGTACGGTCCAATGCAGCTTGATTGTGTGGAAGCCATTAATTTGTGCTTCAGCATCTGCCCAAGTTTGATGAAACCAGTTACCCACACCATTAGGAGTTGATAATACAATTGCACCTCCACCCGTTGATAGTGTTGCTTGGGATGCAATCCAAATTTCTTCAATATTGCGGATAAAGGCAGCCTCATCTATAATAAGCAGTGATAATGCTTCGGAACGTGC